TTTATCATGTGGTTGTGTATGTTTTGTAGTTACCGTTGTAACCGTTGTATCTTACCACCCCTGCGGTTGAAAGGTTAACTGCCGTCAATTCCATTTTTCCTGTGGCTATAATTGTAGTACCGCTTCCTGATTGGGTTACGTTGTATCTCCAAAAGCCTACAGTACCTGTGGTAAAAGATGCTTCAGTAATGGCAAATTTTGAATACCTTTCTTTGAAAGGGCTAGTATCTGTCAAAGTCAAAGTCACTTGCTCCTTTGTTACCTCATGCTCAAATAAAAAGATATAGACATTGCTGCTTGTAGTTCGCTTATCAAATAAGGGTAAATAGATTACACTATTTGCGCCTTTCGTAATTATCACCATACCCATAAATACAAAAACACCTACCCGTGTTCACAAAAAAAACACCCCCTAAAAGGAGGTGCTTGTTCACATAAACATCAAACCAAAAATTAATTAATTGGAACGGCTGCCGTAACCTTTTGGCAAAGTTCTTTTTCATTGCCTGTGAAAGTCAAAGTGTACCCGCTTCGATCTCCAAATGCAGTACCTGTAGCACTTCCTCCGCCTGTCAAATCAAGACCGTTAGTGATTCCTAAGAACCATTTATCATCCTGCTGATCAGTTACGATTACTGCCAATCTATTTTTTGCAAGTAGCACGATTTCATTTCGTGTGTTGGTTTGCAATTTATTAAGTACAATCTCCAAAGTCTGAGTGTAGAAAACAGTTCCGTTTTGAACGTTTGTGTTCACAGCCTCAGCAAAGTTTGAAGATTCCTTTACCAATTCATACTTGTAGAAAACCTTTGTTGCGTCCATAGTTAAAACTGTAACTACTCCGGCAGCAATGGTCACCGTGGCAAGGTCTTCGTAAGGTGCAAAGAATACGTTCTTTATACCTCCAAGTGAGTCCTTACAATCTAGGGTGTACCCCTGTGTTAAAGCGCATGGCATATCTTTTCGAATTTAGAATTGTGAAGGGGTAAGGGTTATGACCTTACCCCGATTTTATTTATGCAGATGCTTTCTTCCAGAATACAACCTCATCAGGGAAGGCAACCTGTACACCGAATTTGAACTCTACTACGAATCTCATTTCGTCAGCCTCTTTTGCATAGAACAGTTCGAAGCGATCTTGCTCGTTCAAAAGGTCAGTTCCTATGTAAAGGTTAGACATTGAGCAAGCGAATAGGTAGTCAGTTCCGTTCAAACCATTTACACCGATCAACTTGATGTTTGTGCCCGGTACTACTAGTTCCATGTTCGCTGCATCTACAGGGTAGTGGAAAAGGTTAGAATCTCTCAAAGCAATCACATACTCTCTGAAAGTATCGTTACCGCAGAAGATAACTAGATCATCCTTGTCCAAAAGTGCAGCAGGAATAGCAGCGAAGATTTCGTCTACAGCCTGCTCAACATTTGCAGTTGTCAAGGTAGTCAAGTTGGAAGTGTTTCCCTTTACAGGATCACCTGCACCACCAAAGCCTAGATCATTAATCATGCTCGCAAGTCCGTTGAACTTGTTTAGGTTAGCGTTTGCACTTCCTGGATCACCCTGCCAAATTGCAGTTTCCAAAGCAGCACCAATTCTTTCTACTTTTTGTGCAGAATATTCTTGAGCATATGCCATGTAGTCATAAGTAGAACCTTCACGCAAAGCCTTTTGAGTGTACTTAGCTTCGAAAGTTTTAGGGCAGATAGATTCTTGGATCTTGATCTTGCCTACAGTCAAAGTTCTTTGTGTAATAGTAGTAGTTCCTGAAGATGAAAATCCGCAAGTACCACCTGTTTGGAATACCGCATCGGTAGTCATGATGTTGATAGTCTCTGCTGATTTGATACCCACCTGCACGTTACCGAATTGTTCGATAAGTCTAGCGGATTTTGCTGAGAAGATAGCAGCAGAAGTAAGCTGCAATTCGTTCTCCTTTACATAGTTAGTTAATGCTGATAGGTCTAAGGCCATTGTCGTTTATTTTTTAAGTGTTGAAAATGCTTTTTGAAGGTTGTTAAAACGATCGTTGTTTTCTTTTTTTAATTGCTTTGCAAATTGATTAGGTGCTGTGATAGCTTTATCGCTTGGCTCTTTTGCCAAAGACTCAAGGATTACTGCGGACATTTTAACCGCTTCCTTTACATCTTCTGCTTTGTCTTCCATTGCCTTCACCTTTGCGGTTAGTTCTTCTACCTTTTTTTCAAGGCCACCTAAAACCTCTTCAAACTTAGCCATAGCTTCGTCTTTCTTAGGTTCTTCTTCTTTCTCATCTGAAGATGCTTCGATTTCGATTTCTACGCTTGGTGCTTCACCTTTTTTAACCTCTGCAATTTTACCTGCTTCGGTTACGATTACGATTTCACCGCTTTCAAGTTGATGCTCTCCAACAGGTGCAGGGACTTTTTCCCCATCTTCACCGATGACATAGATTTCTGAAGTCTCAAGATCGTAGGACACCATAGTGCCATCTACAAGTTTACCTTCCACCATAGCGAAGGTTGCTTTTTTTTCTGCTTCTGAAAATAGCAAGTTTTTGATTTGCACAAGTGCGTCTTTTGCGTTCATATTTGTAAATATTTAGTTAGTTAATCTTGTTCAATTTGTCCCAATATTTTAAAAATTTGTGCCATGATCTGCTCTTCTTTTTGCACGATCATTCCTGCCTTTTCATAACGGAATAAACCCTCAACGCTAAAGCCTTTGAAAGTCCCTGCCTTCACCTGATCCCAAAGTTTTTCATTTTCTACTTTAAATGATCCGAACCAAGAACCGTCCGCCACATCTTCAAAACCTTTCGGAGGGTTGACCCCTCTTTCTTTGTCAATGATATAGGATTCAAACATATATACCCCCTCGGCTTGTTTGCCATGTTCAATGTTTACCTTTGCCTGATAGCCTTTTTTGAAAAACCGCTGCACGATCTTCTTGATCTGCTCACCTGTAAACATCACATAGTATTCGCCTTCCTCATCCTTTCGGTATATTGGTAGATCGGCAATCATTAAAGGCCCAGATACTATTCTTTGGTCTTCATCCTGCACCGCAAAGGTTAGCTTGGTGCTAAAGTCTTCTTCTAGTTGACCTAACTCACGCAGCTTGTTTCTTGACCATCCTAGGGCAGCCTTTCCGCCCCACGCATCGTACATTAATTTTCCGCATCCATCCCCGTAGGCTGTGGAGGATTCAAGATCTACCTCGTGCCTACTCAGATAGCTATACATTCTTTGGATTGTATCTAATGAAATAGGCTCACCGTTTGCAAGCTGATTTGCACGCTGCTTTCCTACAGGAGTACCGCATGATCCCCACCCATTTGCTTCTGTATATTCAAGAACATTTTTTGCATTGCCCTTCACCCCATCTGGATAGTCAGAATAGCTTTCAAAGGCTGCTGCTTTTGGGGTGTTATCAGCCCCGCACATATGACAGGTAAACGGATCTTTTCCGCCTTCTTGATAGTCCCATGAATGGCCGCATTCTTTGCAGACAATCACCTGAATTTCAGCCATCTTTTCTTTGGGATGCCCCTTCGGCAATAGATCAAAATCGGTATCATATTTTGGGTTCTCAGGCCTGCCATTTTTAAGCAAATAAAGAAAGGCATTAACACGGGCAAAAGCCCATTGCTCAGCAGATCTCACTTCAGGTGAATGCGAAGTATTAAACGCTCCTAGTCCCCTTTGGAATACAGACTTTAAAGCACCAAGGGTAGCCCTGCCATTTTTGGTGTTGCTTTCCTTTTCGTTAAAATCGTCTACTTTATTCTGCAAAGTTTTTTCCTGCTCAGCCGTAACCTTTGCCCCTCGCTTTCCGCTTGCGTCTCCGCCTGCTGATCCTTCGCCCTGTGGGTCTTTGTTAGGTGTCCCAGACTTTGGTGCTTTAGGTGATTCCTTTATCCCACCCCGTGGCCCTACTTCGGCTAGTTCTTCAAAATGATATAGGTACTCGCTATCTGCTGTGTGAACAGCACCTGTCATTAGTCGACCGCTTGCATCTTTGTGGGTTGGCCCTTCATATAGCTTACCATCTGCCGTGTAATGCGCTACCCCTTCGGCAAAGGCTAGGAAGTTTCTTTGGATTGCAGGGCTTTCCACCAAGGCTACAAAATCTACTTCCTCTTCGCCTTCGAAATCGTCGGCAATAAACATTTTATATAGTGGTAATTTATCCATATCCTTAAGTATTAAAATCCTGCCCTTCGTTCAATATCGGCTACCCGCTTTTGCGTGCCTGTCACTTCGCTTTCTACCACATAAGCCCTTATAGGTGGTTGGTTCTGCATCATTTGACCTAGTGCAGTTACAGGGCTGTTTCCTATTGTAGGCACAGCAGGAGCAACCCCCGGTGCTGTAGCTGAAATAGAAGGAGCGGATGCGCCAGCGCCTCCCGGTACAGGAGTTCTTGCAATAGCCCGAACATTTTTGATGCCTCCTGCAACTGCAATAGCAGCAGCAATAGCAGCACGAATAGGTGAATCGGGAGTCAATTGCATTTGAGATACATAGGCTTTCTGCGCACCGACATAGGTATCAATAGTAGTAGCAGCTATAGCAGTAGCCTTTCCTGCTGCTGTATTTTTACCTGCTAAATTTGAAACAGTATTTAGAAAGCCTGCAATTTGTGAAGCATTTGCTAGTTTAGCTTCCTTCTCTTTTCTATCTAATTCAATACGGGCATTTGTATTTGCCTCTGTTGCTGCATTGTATTTTTCTTGAGCATCTAAATCATCTTTGTACTGCTCATCTATTAAAGCCTGTTTTTGCTCTAGCAAAGTTCTCTGCATTTCAAAATCATTTTCAGCCTTTTTCATTTCGGCATCTAGCTTCTCTAATTCCTTCAATGTGTTAGCTTCATCTATGGTAAATTGAAGGGCTTTAAGTTGCTGATCTTCCTGCTCCTTCAAAGTCAATATCAAAGCAGTCCTCTGATCTGCCGTTAACTTCTCGTTATCTAGTACTTCCTGCCTCTTGCTTTTAAAATCTAGTAGGATCTGCTCTTTTGCTTTCTCATTTTCATCCTTGATCCCTGCAAGTCTTATCTCTGTGCGGATATCATTTAGCCTCTTTTGGAATTCTTGTTCCTTGGCATCTTCTTCATCTTGGTACTGCTTCTTGATCTGTGCAAGTCTGTTCTGCCGTGCCATCTCTAGGCTAC